GTTCCTGAAGCAAGGATGAAAGAGATTTTGGATGCGCTAGTAAAGTAGCTGCCCTAGCAAGTCCGCTGAGAAAGGAATAAGTAGCAAGTCGTAAAGAAGCCGAAAGAGTGAGCCTGATGCGTCAGATAACTCATAGAACTTTCCCTGATTTGGCGACAAAAGATAAAGTTCCTTTCTTTTATACCTTAAAACAAACACGGCAGCTACACACACCTATAGAAAGTAATAGATTATGGCTAATTCAAATAGCAGTCCCTCCCGTTTGGGCTTGGCTGTCGGCGGCAATGACAACTATGCGTTGTTCTTGAAGAAATTCGCTGGCGAAGTCCTCACCACGTTCACCACAAACAACGTATTTGCGAACCTCCACAACATCCGCACCATTGACAGCGGCAAGTCGGCGCAGTTTCCGATTACTGGCGTGGCTACGGCCAAATACCACACCCCCGGCCAGTCCATTTCGGACTCGGGTAACAGCCTCACCAGCACCATCAACCACGCTGAAAAGATTATCAACGTGGATAGCCTCCTCATCAGTTCGGCGTTTGTTGCCAACATTGATGAAATGATGAACCACTATGATGTGCGTTCCATCTACTCCACGGAGCTTGGTCGTGCGCTGGCTCAGCGGTTTGACCAGAACATCGCCAAGACCCTTGCGCTTGGTGCTTCCGATAGCTCGGCGGTTGCGGGTGGTGGTATCGTCACCAGCATCAAAATCACCAGCGGCGGCAATTACAGTAACACGACTGGCGTCGTGGTTACGTTCAGCGCAGCTCCGGCTGGCGGCGTCACCGCTACCGGCACTCCAGTCATCAACAACCTCAAGGTTGTGGGCGTCACCATCACCAACCCCGGTTCTGGCTACCTCACCGCTCCGACTGTGACGTTCTCGGGCGGCACAGGCACAGCGGCTACGGCTACGGCGGCTATCACCAACTTCCGTGCTGGCTCTACCGTCACCCTTGAAAACGCCCTTGGTGCGGATGCCACCGGCGCGAACATTGTTGATGGTCTGTATAAGGCGGCTCAACTGTTGGATGAACGCAATATCCCGTCCAGTGACCGCTATTGCGCCATGCCTGCTGAGTTCTTCTATACGATGGCTCGCAGCTCCACGGACTTGTTCAACCGCTTCTTCGGCAACACCGGCACTCTTAGCAGTGTCGAACTGCCGGAAGTGGCTGGGTTCAAGATTGTCCGCTCCAACAACCTGCCCCGCTATGGCGTGGCGGCGAACAGCGGCGAAAACAACACCTATAGCGGTGACTTCACTGCGCTCCGCGCCCTGTGCTTCCACAAGGCGGCTGCCGGAACGGTCAAGCTGAAGGACATCTCGGTTGAATCTGAATACCAGATTGACCGTCAGGGCACGTTGTTCGTTGCCAAGTATGCGATGGGTCACGGCATCCTGCGTCCTGAGGGCGTGGTGCTGGTGAACGCCAAGATGCAGTAAGATAGAGTAGAGAAGGAGTGGGGTGGGGGTGCTATAGCGGACACCCTCACCCCTTTGTCAGATATGCGGACGGTATGCAATACGCCTAACAACCCGATACACAACCGCTCATTTGTGTGGGTTTGTAGTAGCTGCTGCGTATCGTCCGTTCTTATACCAGAGAAAGAATTTTATGAGTGATACCACAAGACCTACCCGATTAGACGCCATCAACACCATGCTTGCCGGTCTTGGGGAAGCTCCCGTCGCCTCTATTGAGGGGACAAACCTGACCTACGATGTTCAGATTGCCAAAAACACCCTCTCAGAGTGTCTTAAACAGGTCTTAGGTGTGGGGTGGCACTTCAATACCGACTACGACTACCTGCTTACCCCTGATGTCAACAAAAACATCTTTGTTCCCGCAGATGCCGCCAGTGTGGATGTTGACCCGATGGAGTATCCCGACATTGACCCTGTAATCCGGGGCAACCGGCTCTATGACCGTAAGAGCCAGAGCTACAACTTTACATCCCCAATCAAGGCTAAAATCATCTGGTTGATTGATTTTGAAGAACTGCCCCAAGCTGCCCAATACTACATCACCCTGCTGGCTGCTAGAACCTTCCAAGCGAGGGTTATGGGGTCTGATTCCGTCAACCGGGAAGCCTCCCAAGCCGAGTTCATGGCTATGGTGGCGATGAAGCAGGACGATGATGCACAGTCTGACCGGACAATCTTCGATAGCTGGAGCATCGCCAACACCTTGATGCGGTAAAACTGCGATATACCTATGCCGTCTAGCAATGTAATCCCGAATCTCATCTCTGGCGTCAGCCAGCAGGCCGATTCGTTGCGTTTTCCCAGCCAAGCCATTGAGCAGATTAACGCAACCAGCAGCATTGTTGAGGGGCTTACAAAGCGTCCCCATACGGAGCATATAGCAGTCATCAATACTCCCCAACCAACAACCAGCTTTGTCCACGCCATCAACCGAGACAGCAATAACCAATACCTGACGATTATTGGAGAGCAGTCCATCAAGGTGTTTGATACCCTTACCGGCACTGAAGCATCGGTAACTGCTTCCCCAGCCGCCCTAGCCTACCTTACACACGGCTCAGGTGGGACGCTGGTTCCTGAAACCGATTTCAAGGCTATCAGCATTGCGGACTATACCTTCATCTTAAACAAGACCAAAACCACCGCACTTCAGACCAACCTCCAAAGCCCCACCCACAGAACACGGGCATTGGTCACGGTGAAGCAAGGGGATTATGGAAAAAAATACAACGTCACTGTAGAAGGGCAGGCCGTGACATTAAGCACGGTCACGGGGTCTGCGACTGACGCCGCCAAATTTATTGACACCACCTACATTGCAGGTGTGTTGGCTTTTGGAAAAGGAACCGGAACAGAGGCTACCACCATTTCCCCGGCTACCGGACTTAGCGGAGTGACGGCTACGGCTAATATTATAACACCTTTAGTCGTCGGCTCAACCATCGTGCTTGAGACTATAGCTACCTACACTCCAGACCAGATGCTTGTTCAGGTCAGTGACGGGTTAAGCGGGTCAGGGCTGAGTGTGGTCATTGAAAACGGCTCGGTAACAAGTTTTACCGACCTTCCTACCGAAGCTGTCGAGGGATTCAAAGTCCGTATTGAGGGGCTTCCTGAAGAAAATGTGGACGACTATTGGGTTGTCTTTAAGGCCGATAACGCAGATAGAGGAAAAGGTGTTTGGGTCGAGTCGGTTGCTCCTGAGATTCCAACCACATTCGATGCAACCACCATGCCTCATGCGTTGGTCAAGCAGGGGTCTGGCTTTACCTTTGCCCCCATCACTTGGAATAACCGTCTAGTGGGCGACGAAACCTCCAACAGCGTCCCCTCGTTTATTGGTCATCCTATAAATGACATCTTCTTTTATCGAAACCGGCTGGGGTTCTTGGCTGAAGAAAACGTCATTCTAAGCGAAGCAAGCGAGTTCTTTAACTTCTGGCGGACTACGGTTACGCAGGTGTTGGACTCCGAATACATTGATGTAGCCGCCAGCCACACAAAAGTCAGCATCCTGTATCATGCAATTCCGTTCTATGACCAGTTGCTGTTGCTAGGCGACCAGACGCAGTTCAGCCTCAAGAGCGGCGACCTGTTGACTACCAAAACAGCCAGCATCCAGCAAACCACGGAACTGCAAATCAATACCGTCTGTAGTCCCCAGATGGGCGGTAAAACCCTATATATCGCCTTTGACCGCAGCGAAGGCTATTCCGGGCTGCTGGAACACTACATTGTGGACTCCACTTACCAGTTTGATGCGCTGGACATCAGCTTGGCTGTCCCTACCTACATTGCTGGCTCGCCCAGACAGATTGCCACAAACGAAAACGAGAAGATGGCTCTGCTGCGGACAACCGGCCTCAAGAACGGCCTGTATGTCTATAAATACTATACCAGCGGCACAGAAAAGCTCCAGAGCGCATGGAGCAAGTGGACGCTGACGGATACGGATGCTGAAATCCGAAGCATCAACTTCATTAACGACGCTCTCTATCTGGTGGTCTATCGTCCCAATACGGGGCTGTGTATTGAGCGGATGCAAGTCCGGTCAGGACTAAAAGACCTGTATGCCGACTACAGCACGTTGCTGGATAGGCGGACTACCAACAG